AAATGCCCTCACGCACGGCAATGCGTAAAGGGCACATAGAAAAATATCCATTTAAAGTATATCACATCGTTAAACCGAAAGGAAACAGAACAATGATCGAGTTAAAAATCACAGTAGATACAGCAGTTGAATTAGAACAAGAAGTGAAAGACCTTTACCAATCCATCGTAGGCGTTCCTGTTAAAGACGTAGAACCAGCGAACTGGACAACTAATGATGTTAAGCCAGCTAAGAAGGAAACTCCTAAAGCTGAACCTGTTAAAGAAGTAGTGGAAGCGCCTGCACCTAAGGAAGAACCTAAAGCGGAAGAACCTAAAGTGGAAGTTCCTAGCCTCGAGGCAACTCGTGAAGCAGTGAAAGACGTAATGGCAAAAGCCGCTGATAAAACGAAAGCAAAAGGCGAATTCAAAGCCTTCTTAGATAGCATCGGTGCTGAAAAGGTAACATCTGCTACCGATGAACAACGTATTCAAATCATGGAATGGGTGAACAGCCGTGGCTAAGAAACACGCTTTACTAGGCGCATCAAGTAGCGCCAGGTGGCTAGTATGTACTCCTTCGGCAAGACTGGAAGCGATGTTTCCTGATGAACAATCTCCGTATGCTGCAGAAGGTACTGTAGCGCATGACCTGGCAGAAGCAATCCTGCGCCATAAGCTGGAGGGCAAAAAAGCGCCTAAGCTTGACGACTACTCTACTGAAATGGTAGAAGCCGTTAACCGATATGTTGACATCTGCGAAGAAAAGGTGAACGAGGCTCGCGCCCGTTCATCTGATGCGGAATCTATGATTGAAGCACGACTTGACTTCTCACGTTGGGTACCAGAGGGATTTGGTACCGGTGATATGGTCATAGTAGCCGATGGCATCTTGGAAGTAATCGACCTGAAGTATGGCAAGGGCGTTCCTGTGAGTGCCATTGAAAACACACAAATGCGACTTTACGCATTAGGTGCCTACGACGTTAACGAGTTCTTGTATGATGTAAAAACGGTTCGTATGACCATCGTTCAGCCACGACTCGATAGCGTGTCTACAGACGAAATGGCGCTTGAGGAATTGCTTGATTGGGGCGAAGACATCAAGCCAATCGCACAACGTGCCTTTCGTGGTGAGGGCGAATGTACGCCTTGTGATTACTGTAACTTCTGTAAAGCACGGCACACCTGCCGGGCATTAGCTGATACTTGCCTTACTGCTTTTTATAAAGATGGGGGCAAGCTCAATCAATTACTCACGGACAGCGAAGTATCTGACATCTTGGCGATGAAAGATTTAATCACGAAATGGATTAAGGGCGTTTATGACTTTGCATACGAGAAAGCCTTATCAGGCGAAAAGCAATGGCCTGGATATAAATTGGTGGAAGGTACATCAAGACGTACTATCACGGATCCTAAGGCAGCAGCTCAAACATTACTTGATAATGGCTACAAGGAAAAGGACATCTTCAAGCCTCGAGAACTCGAAGGCATCACGAATCTGCAAAAGGTACTCGGTAAAAAGGGCGTTGCCGAATACCTAGAAGCGTATATCGACAAGCCTGAAGGCAAGCCTACACTTGTACCGGAAAGCGATAAACGCCCAGCAATTAATACAGTTGAAACAATGATGAATGAATTTGATGATGAGGTGTAACATGCGCTTCGTAACCGTAAAAGCAATTGCTAAAGAGCTCCATGAACGGGGGCACTACCTTGACGAGCTTTACCAAATTACTATTGCCTATGCCACTAGCTTATACACGCGATATTGTACGGTAGATGCTAGATGCGACGCGATAGAACTTAGCTATCAAACGGAAGAGGAGTTAGACCCGTATGAGTATCCTTGGTTAGAGGATGAGGAGTGGGACCGACTCGATGATGAACGTTCTGATATCGAAAATGAATTAGATGAATTGTTTAATACAGTAATAGGGTTTGATTGTGAACATGACCCATTTAAGAAATAAGGAGACAGTAACATGGCTAAATTAACAACTGGTGTAGTAAGACTTTCTTATGCAAATATCGCTTCCCCTCGTAAAAACGATGACGGTAAAGCAAAATACAGCTCTCAAATCATTATCGATAAAACAGATAAGAAGACAATCAAAGCTTTTGAACGTGCGATTGAAGAACTTAAAGCGGATCCGAAAGCAGTCGCTAAGGTAGAAGGCAAAGCAGCATACCTCAAATTGAACTTACGCGACGGCGATACTGATGAAGCAGTAGTTGACCAACCGGAAACATACGCTGGTAAATACTTCATCAATGCCAATAGTGATAAGCAACCTATCGTGTTTACTCGTGACAAAATCAAAATGGATGACTTCGACATCGAAGAAGAAATCTACTCCGGTGTATACGCACAAGTTGCGCTTTCCGTTTTTGCTTACAACTTCAACGGCAAGAAAGGCGTAGGCTTTGGTCTAAATGGTATCCGTAAAGTCAAAGATGGCGAACGCCTAGGCGGTGTTCATGTATCTGCTAATGACTTTGGCGATGACGATTTAGGCGACCTAGATGATGACGACGATTTAATCTAAGGAGGCAATTATGGAGCTCAGTATTGATGTGGAAACCTATTGCGCCTGCCCTATTAAATATGGGGCGCAGCGATATGTTGATGATACAACATTTGAAATACTGCTCTTTGCCTATAGCTTTGATAATGAACCCGTCGAAGTAATTGATATGACAAAGAATCCACTGCCCGAAAGGGTGGTGGACGCTTTGTATAATAAGGAAATCACAAAGACCGCGTTCAATGCAGCATTTGAAATGCTGTGCCTTAAAAAGTACTTCCCTGATGCAGATTACACGAATTGGGAATGTACCTCTGTGCTAGCGTTATACTGCAGTTTACCGGCAAGCCTCGATAATGTGTCCAAGGCTTTGAAATTAGGAGAAGCCAAGGATTCACGAGGTAAACGATTGATTCAATTCTTCTCCGTTCCACGTAAGCCTACTAAGACGAATCCTAAGACACGAAATATGCCTGAGGATGCGCCGGATAAATGGGCGGAGTTTATAGAATACAACCGGCAGGACGTAGTGGTTGAAAAGGCCATTCGTAAACGCCTGCTTTCGTTGAAACCGCCGGACATTGAACATGAATATTGGCTACTGGATCAAGACATCAACTGGAGAGGCGTAAAGGTAGATATGGACCTTGTTGATGCAGCTCTTCAATGTAACGATGAAATAGTGGAAAAGGCCACCGCATCATCGGCACGACTAACAGGGCTAGATAATCCCAATAGTACGTTGCAACTTAAGGATTGGTTATCAACTCGCCTTGGCTATGAGATCGAAACCATGAGAAAAGATGATGTATCAAATCTACTGTCACAGGATATTCCTTCCGATGTGCGTACCGTGCTGAAGAACAGGCAAGTCTTGGGCAACTCTTCAATTAAAAAGTACTTGGCCATGAAAAATGCAGTATGTTCCGATGGCCGTATCCACGGCATGCTTCAGTTTTACGGCGCTATGCGTAGCGGTCGATGGGCGGGGCGTGTAGTACAACTGCAGAACCTCCCGCGTAACTACCTGGAAGATTTAGACACGGCCAGGGAAGTTCTTAAAAGTAGAGATGTAGAATTGCTAGACCTACTTTATGGGAACCCCGGTGATGTGATTAAGCAGCTCATTCGTACGGCTCTCGTAGCCGAAGAAGGACACCGCTTTATAGTAGCTGATTTCAGTGCTATTGAAGCACGTGTTATCGCCTGGCTCGCTCACGAGCAGTGGCGTCAGGATGTATTTGCACAAGGTGGCGACATCTACTGCGCATCCGCGTCAAGTATGTTTCACGTACCCGTTGAAAAACATGGCGTCAATGGTCACCTTCGCCAAAAAGGTAAAGTTGCAGAATTGGCGCTCGGCTATGGTGGCGGTGTAGGGGCCATGAAATCGATGGACTCAAAAGGGGAAATTCCAGAATCCGAACTTCCCGGTATCATCGAAGCATGGAGAAGAGCCAGTCCACGAATTACGAGATTTTGGAAAGATGCAGATACCGCAGCCAAGAAAGTCGTCAAGACTGGCGAACCTGTACGAATTAGGCAAGGTAATATTCGATTCTTTAAATCAAAAGGGTTTATGTTTATTGAGTTACCATCAGGGCGGAGGCTTGCCTACGCAAGACCTAGAATAGGCCTTAACCGGTTCGGCAGTGAATCGATTGAGTACGACGGCATGGATCAGGTTAAGAATACCTGGGGCAGAGTCGAAACCTACGGCGGAAAGCTCGTCGAAAACATTGTACAAGCCGTTGCAAGAGATTGCCTAGCCGCATCAATGTTAAGACTGGCAAAAGCTGGTTATAAAATTGTAGCCCATATCCACGACGAAGTGGTTATCGAAGCACCTATAGGTGAAGGCAGTTTAGATGAAGTCATAGACATTATGTGTAAACCTGAGCCCTGGAATGAGGGCCTCATATTAAACGCAGCTGGGTTTGAAAACCCGTATTATATGAAAGACTAGGAGGAAGTCATTATGATTAACAAAGAACAAATTAAACAACAACGCGAAGCCATTGATAGCTTATATGAATTAGTAAAAAACGCACCTGCTAGCGAACGTAAAGACGCGGCTATGGCCTACTGTGAAGGTTGTATTGCTGCTTGTGATTTGGGTCTTAAAGTACTCAATGGTAAAAAGGCCGAAGCCCCTAAGACTGAAGAAACGCCAACAGTAGATGACGCTCCTAAAGTAGAAGAACAACCCGTTGAAAAACCTAAGCGTAAACGCACTACTAAAAAGAAAGCTCCAGTAGAGGAAGTCCTTCCGGTTGAAGATGCTCCTGTGGTTGATGAAGAAGACGATTTAGACGATTTGTTATAAGAAAGAGGTTAGCGCCTTATGAAGGTATTATTTAGTTTGTCAGTCAAAAAGCTGTATGACCTAGTACGGCGCAAGCAAGTGAACTCTTGGTCACCTGCTGTACATTACCACGTAGATTGCGGGCAATCCTTTGCCTGCTTGTGGCCTTCCGTGTCATCCGGTATGGGCAAAATCGTAGACCCCTATATGTCAAATGAGTTCTATTGCCCGCAATGCGGCGAACTCATTCACACAAATGATGATTGTGTTGCTGAGGTTTCGAGTAATGACAATATTCCGCTTGATATTGAACTTTCAATCATCGATAGGGGATCAATATTAGACGTTAAATTCGACTACCACACAGTATACGTTGATAACGATATGCAGTCGATTTACCCCGGATACAAACCACATCTTATCGACATATTGCGTTTTGATTTTAAACAAGGAAAAGTATTCCTGGTTCAAAAGAAGCGTACTCGTGCCGATATAGTATCTGAAATCGAGCCTAATATATCGTGCTTTTACTCAAAATCGCTCCCCTTGCGCCGGCTTGTAGCAACTCCAAATTGTCGATTAGCCAAATATAAAAACGAGCTAAAGACTTTTGCTAAAGTGCTAAAGGACGCCTACTTTACTAAGTTATCTAAGAAAGTAGGCTACAGAGTTAAGCCTATTAGACAGGGGGTTTTGTTATCGGCCAAATATGGGGCCCTTGATAATTTGCTCCACAACCTAATTTGGAAAATGCAGGCGCCAGATGCGCCAGCTTTAAACGATACATTAGTTAAAGACTACGACACCTATTTTAGGCCTTTCGGATCTGACAAGGTGGGTACTTTAAGTATTACGGAATTAACGAGCGCAGGTATCCCATTTATTAAAGCGCTAATACAGCTTTATGAATTACCAGATAAGCGCTGGGTTCGAAGATTACTGTCAATACGTCCTTTCTTTTATGTGAAAGTAATTAAGACGGCCAGCAAGATATTCAAAAGCATGGATTATCAAAAGGCCTTTACGGACCTCGTAGCGGAGAAAGGCGGAGGCACAGGATATATTCAAGCTTGGCCAATATGGAATAGCGAACAAGCCTTGCTTATGTTTACAAAGTTCCTAGCTATCATGATGCACCAATACGGTGAGCGGCGTACTCTATTGTTCATAAAAAACGCCGATTCTTATTCTGAAATTAAAGATACATCTGATATGTATCTTAGATTATCAAGAAGCAAGAAGAAGGAAGTTTGGGCTAGACGAATTCAAATTAAAGACCTGCATGACGAGATTGTGTGCTTATCTAAATTTGAAGAAGCCGAAAACTTGCCAGTGCAACAGAGCTTACGCCATAAAAAGTTAGCAGATTCAGTTGAAGGGCTCACTTTCAACGTGATCAAGTCAACGCACGGCATCATCCGATTAGGCGTGCAATTGAATAATTGTGTTGGAACTTATGTCGATAAGGTAAAAGCTGGAACGTGTGCTATAGTAGGCGTCTATAAAAGTGACAAGCCTGTTGCATGTATTGAAGTTAATCCTAACAAGGATACAGATAACTTTGTTGAAATACACCAGGCCAAGTTAAAAAATAACAGATGTGTTAGTGATAACCACGATGTCAATTATGCTGTATGCCAATGGGTTAAGAAGCATAAATTACAAGTACCCCAATTTATAAGAGACATCCAATTTGCGAAGGGAGGAGCGATGTAATATGGATACAAATATCATCATAGCTACGGGCAGAAATCGCTCCGCCCGTTGCTGGAAGTCTCAAAAAATGACTTGGAGTGCGTTGGCCAACAAATTATCCACGCCAACAGTTACTAACGAAACGGCAGCTGAATACGTTAAAATGCCTAAGGACGAAAAGGGCCGAAGGAAAGATGTGGGAGGTTTCGTAGGTGGCTATATTCCCAATAATGGTAGACGAGTTAGAGGGGAAGTCAAAGAAAGATATTTGATTACCCTTGATGCGGATTCACCAAGCGAGGATTTTATTTCAAACCTTGATCTGGAACTAGGAGATATGGAATACGTGCTGTATAGTACGCACAGCCATACCCCTGATAATCCACGATACCGCATCATCATTCCGACCGATAGAGTGATGTCTCCTGATGAGTACCAAGCAGTCTCGAGACGTATCGCCGATGATATTGGTATCGAATCCTTCGATTCATCAACGCATCAGGCGGAGCGCCTGATGTATTGGCCAAGTTGCCCTAAAGATGTTGAGTATGTATACCAACATAATGAAGGCAAGCTAATTTCAGTCGATACGTATTTAAGTACATACAGGGACTGGCGTGATACGAGCCTTTGGCCAACATCAAGTAAAGAATCTCAAATCAGGCTGGATGCAGCGAAAAAGCAAGGTAACCCCTTAGAGAAAAAAGGCCTACTGGGTGCATTTTGTAGATGTTACAGTATCACAGAAGCGATACATAAGTTTCTACCAGATGTCTATGCACCAACGCAGCACGAGGACCGGTACACGTATACAGAAGGCAGCTCAGTAGCAGGCCTAGTTATCTACGATAATGACACGTTTGCTTACTCGAACCATGCAACTGACCCTATCAGCGGTAAGCTCGTCAATGCCTTTGACCTTGTTCGCATCCACTTATTTGGTGCCGAAGATGCTGACGCTGATCCGCGCACCAAAGTAACAGACCTACCGAGCTATAAGGCAATGCTTGATTTTGTTAATGAAGACGGCGCCGCACCTGTCCTGCTCGATAAGGAACGTATGGCGGATATGGAGTTTGAGGATATCACGGACGAGGAAGAAGACTTCCTTGAAAAGCTCAAACGTGACCGCCGTGGTACACCTGAATCTGATGTATTCAACTGCTTAATTGTTCTTAAATACGACCCTGCGTTAAAAGGTAAAATCCGCCTTGACGAATTCGCACACCGCTTAGTCGTGATTGACGACCTTCCTTGGCGTGGTAAGGACGAGACGCCATACTGGACTGATACAGACGATGCGTGCTTACGTAATTACTTTGCTACGAAATACCTTATCAAAGGTAAAGGCATTATCGATGATGCTCTCCAGGAAGTCACGCAAGCTAATAAATTCCACCCGGTACGTGAATACCTAACAGGTTTAACCTGGGACGGTGAATGTAGAGTTGATACCCTCTTCATCGATTATATCGGTGCAGAAGATACCGAATACATTCGAGCTGTTACTCGTAAATGGATGTGCGGCGCCATCGCACGAGTAATGGAACCTGGCGTTAAGTTTGATACGGCTATCGTATTATATGGTGCACAGGGCTTAGGGAAATCCCTTATCTTGGAACGCTTAGGCCGTAAATGGTTCAACAATTCCTTAGTTGATATCAAAACAAAAGATGCCCTTGAACAAATTCAGGGTTCTTGGATTAATGAACTCGCGGAACTGGCACCTACCTATAAGAACGATAATGAAATCGTAAAAGCCTTTATCAGCCGTACCTCTGACCGGTTCCGCTCACCGTATGGTAGACGTACCGAAGAGTACCCTCGCCAGTGTGTATTCGCCGGTTCCACGAATAATTTGATGTTCCTTAAAGACCGTACAGGTAACCGCCGATTCTGGCCAATCACAGGCGACAAAGATCGTAAGACGAAAAACGCCTGGGACATAACGCAAGATGACATTGACCAATTATGGGCGGAGGCTTACTATTACTGGTCTAACGGTGAATCCTTAGTACTCGAGGGAGACCTTAAGGAGGAAGCCCTAAGAATCCAATTATCGCATACTGAAGGTGGTGAACTCGTAGGACTCATTGAAGAATACCTTGAGATGTTATTACCTGAAGATTGGGAGTCGCTAGATATCTTTGATAGACGCGATTATATCAGGAATTATGGCGATGACGATCATTGTGGTTCAGTGCAGCGGGAGCGGGTGTGCGCCCTTGAGATATGGTGTGAAGTGATGGAGGGGGACCGGAAGAACCTGCAGAACGCAAAGGCTAGAGAAATCATTGATATTTTGCAATCCATAAAAGGGTGGAGCCCTTATTCAAAGAGCGTTGGTAAAATGCGATTTGGAAAGATGTATGGTGTGCAAAGAGCGTTTATTAGGGAGGACAGTACACTCCAAAATAAGGCAAAAGCAATAGTTAAAAATCGTAAATAATCGTGTTGCCGATTTTTGTTGCCGATTAGCTAATTTTTAAATATCGAAACACATCGAAATAGTTTTTATGCAAGCCTATACATCGATGAACTTTGATATAGGTTAAAAAATCGGCAACGGCAACACGTGTGGCAACAAAATCGGCAACACGTTTGATGTAGTTGTTATCTGTCTTAAATGCAATTTGTTGCCGATGTTTTCTATTATTTACTATTAATTAAAAATAATAAATATATGAATAAGTGCTTGTATACGTATACACGTAAAAAACGCAAATACGCGTATATATATATATGAGAAAAAAAAACAAAACATCGGCAACACAACCCCGATGAAGCCAGATTTTATATAGGCTGAGGCCTGTTGCCGATTATTTATTGAGAACGAGGTGAGAACGTGGAAAAAGACATCGAGCGTTGGTTGGGAAATCAACTCAAAAATCTGGGGTGCATATATATGAAATTCGTATCACCTGGAAATGACGGGGTGCCTGATCGGATTGTAATCTTACCGGGGGGCCTAGTCGTGTTCGCTGAACTAAAAGACGATAAGGGGCGATTACGGCCCAACCAACGCGTGCAGATAGAACGGATGCGAAAGCTGGGTGCCAGCGTTTCCGTAGTTACTGGTAAATTAGGGGCTACATTGTTTGTTGATGACATAAGAAGGGCGATTCATGAACTTTCATCCACACGAATATCAAAAGATAGCAATTCAAAGAATCATTGACCATACACACTATGGGCTGTTACTTGACATGGGATTAGGTAAGACAATTTCTACACTAATCGCTATTGAGCAGCTAATGTATGATCAATTCGATATTAAAAAAGTGCTTCTTATCGCACCTAAGAAAGTAGCAGAATCGACTTGGGTGCAAGAGGCTAACAAATGGAATGAAACAAGCTATTTGAAAATAGCATCTGTGCTAGGTTCTGAAAAGGACCGCATCAAAGCACTTGAAAGTGATTCTGATATCTATGTGATGAATCGTGAGAATGTGCAATGGTTGTATGAATACTATCGTAAGAAGTCGTTCCCTTTTGATATGCTTGTCATTGATGAAAGTTCATCGTTTAAGAATCCACAGGCTAAACGATTTAAGGCTATGCGAAAAATGCGGCCTTTCTTCAAACGAGTAGTGATTCTAACAGGAACACCGGCACCGAATACGTTAATGGATGTGTGGGCGCAAATGTATTTGTTAGACGGCGGTGAACGATTAGGTAGGACCTTGACTGAATATCGTACACGGTATTTTACACCGGACAAAACAAACGGGCATATCGTGTATAGCTACCGATTGTTACCAGGAGGGGACAAGGCGATATTCAGTAAGATGCAAGATATCTGTATGAGCTTAAAAGCTAAAGATTATCTAACACTGCCAGACCGTATCGAAAATGTCATCACAGTGGAAATGAATCCCAAAGAATGGGCGCTATACAAAGAAATGGAACGTGATCACGTTCTAAGCTTAGTTGATGATGACGATGTAAGCGCACTCAATGCAGCATCCTTGGCCGGTAAATTATTACAACTGGCCAACGGGGCCATCTATACAGATGATGGAGAAACCATTATCGTCCACAATGAAAAGGTTGAGCGCTTGAAAGAATTGGTAGAAACAAATGAAGGAAAACCGATGTTAGTATTCTACAATTTCAAGCATGACCTACAAGCGATTAAGGGAGCCTTTCCCAAAGCTGTCGAATTAAAGACCGATGACGATGTGGCCGAGTGGAACAAAGGTAACATTCAAATGTTATTGGCACACCCCGCATCGGCTGGATACGGTTTGAACTTACAAGCAGGTGGCAACATCATCGTTTGGTATGGGCTAACTTGGAGCCTAGAACAATATCAACAAGCTAACGCAAGACTTCATAGGCAGGGCCAAACGCAACCGGTTATTATCCATCATCTAGTAACAAAAGGAACGATGGACGAGCAAGTGATGAAAGCATTAGAGCGTAAGGAAGTAGGGCAAGATGCACTACTCGAAGCTATCAAATATCGTAAGGAATTGTACAAGGAGTAAAACGTTATGCAAAAAAAATGTAGAAAGTGCGGTACGACGTTTACTGTTAAAACTTCGGAAGATTATTGTCCGGAGTGCATGGAAGTTATGACGCCTCCGCCAGCAGGCACTAAATTAGAAGTTAGGGAATGCGAAGGCTGCGGAGAGCCGTTTGAATATTTTAGAAAGCCGCAGGGCAGACCACGTAAATATTGCCCTGATTGTGCAATTAAATTCTGTCATAAATCCAAGAAGGAAGTTGAGGAGGAAGCAAAAATGACTGCAGTAGACAGTAACAAGACAGAAGATAGACAGAAGGAAGACAGTAATAAAGAAGCTGTTCAAGTACCAACTGCTGAGCATATGGATAAGATGTATGGAAATATTGAGCACGATGCCGTGAATCATCCATCGCATTATACAAGAGGTAAGATTGAAGTGATTGACTTTATCGAAGATCAACAGCTTCCATACCATCTTGGGAATGTTATCAAGTATATTGCAAGAGCAGGGTACAAGGGTGATAAACTCGAAGACTTAAAAAAAGCACGGTGGTATTTGGATAGATACATCAATGAGGTGATGGGGAATGGAACGCTTTAAACAAGGTGATTGCGTATTAGTATCAAATGACAATAAGCATTGGTATCACAGGCATTTCTATCGTATTGATGATATGTGGGGCGGTACAGGTAACGCGCTTGTGTATGCTGAAGGTAAAAGTCCATGGACGGTGAGCCGTAAGCACGAGGACCAGTATAAGCTATACGAGATATGGAGATATTGCAAGGGGGCGGAAGAGTGACCGATAAAGAGTACATGCAACAAATATTACGAATTGATGACCGCATAGATTCAATTAAGCGTGATATTGAGGCACAGATAGAACGTAAGGCGGACACGTTGTCCGCCACGGACTACAGCAAGGATAGGGTATCGGGCGGGCATTGCGGTGATTTATCCGGTATAGTAGCTGGTATCGAGCAATGTGTTGAACTACAGAGAAAAGAAATCGAAAGACTTAAAGGCATCAAGGCTGAGGTGCGTTGGGTAATCAGTCAGGTACGACCGAATGAGATGGCAGTCCTACTGACTGAGCGATACGTACAGGGTAAGAGCTGGAAAGAGTTAGCAGGTATCTTATTCTATAGTGAAGCAAGAGTACGCGGCGAGCTACACGATAGGGCCTTAGTAGAGGTAGGACGTATACGTGCTAGATTGAAATAGCGTGGACAATACAAAACGATACAAAACAGTACATCGACATGTGGTATACTGTAGGTGTGAAAGTTGGGAAACTCCACAGGAAGTGAATAAGGAAAGGACGCCAAATGTACTTGGCGTCCTTTTGTATTATGCAGGTTTAATCAATATCATCATAGGGGGTACCTACTCATAAGGCAAATGTAATCCTACTTAAATAACACACTGTACCAAAATAAATTCGCGACACTTCTGAGATGTTTTAGCACAAAATAGAATAGCATTGTTTAACTACAACCAATACATAATGTAAGAGATTTCCTTGAATACTTAACTATATCAAATCACTACTCCTATGATGATATTGATTAAGCTTACAAATAAAATAGAAGCTAACTGCCAACAGAAAGGAGAGAATAGTATGACAGATATTACTTGTCATGTTAAAGATTGTTTACACAACAAACGTAATAAGTGTACTGCTAATGCTATTGTCCTTGGCAGTAAAGGTAATTGTAAAGCCAAAGCCTTTGCTAAAGATATGATGAAACATTCACGCAAACAGCACTGGCGAGGGGGCATGTATGGGGGCTAGGGCCTCAGCCCCAATAGGGGGCCTATAAGGTACTCCAAATGAAAAATATTTTGCGTGGGTCATCCGAACCCCGCGGAATTGCTAGTTAATGATTTTTTCGAACTGCTGTTCGGCTTCAAAATCGGTCAACTTTTGGAAGGAGGCGAGACTGTGACGAACGTAACAATCGTTGACGAATTAGTATCATCTAAAATTGTGGCAAAAGTACTCGGAATCAGCTCTCGACGAGTCCAGCAGTTGACCGAGGACGGTATATTCGAAAAGGAAAAACGTGGACAGTATAACATCGCGAAAACAGTACAAGCATTTGTTGCGTATAAAACTGGAGAAAGTAAACTCGAAAAGAAAGCGCGTGAAGGTGGGTATGATGCAGAACGAACTCTGTTAACTCGAACTAAACGAATGATTGAAGAAAACAAACTGAAGATTATGAATGGAGAATTGCACCGCTCGAATACAGTTAAAGCAGTAATGAATCGAATGTTGAATAACTTTAAAAGTAAGCTCCAGGCGTTGCCGTTAAAAGCTGCACCTAAAGTGTTAGGGGAGACGAATTTGTTAGTCATTCAAGATACACTTCTTGATGAGGTGAATGAGTGCTTAACGGAATTGTCTGAATATGACCCGAACATGTTCCACGATGAATCCGATGACATCATCGTGGATGACGACGAGGCAGGTGAAGGTGATTGAAGCACACATACAACCTATTTAAAGGTCTGGCCAGTGTCCTAAAACCACCGCCAAAGTTTACTGCGTCGGAATGGGCCAACGCTAACGTGGTGTTATCTACAGAGGATAGTGCCGAACCAGGGAAGTATTCCACCGATAGGGCAACTTATCAAAAGGAAATGCTTGATGCGGTGAGTGACCCTGATGTTGAAAAAGTAGTATATATGACAGGCTCGCAAATTGGTAAAACCCAGCTCATTAAAAATGTGTTGGGTTATTTTATTGACTACTTTCCATCACCAATTATGTTCATGCTGCCTACAAAAGATATAGCTAAAGAGTTTTCTAAAACTCGTATTGCTCCCTTTATTCGTGACACAAAAGTACTGAACGATAAAATGGCCGATGTAAAATCTCGGGACAGTAGCAATACGGTATTGAATAAGACCTTTCCTGGCGGTTACCTAACATTAGTAGGGGCGAACGCTCCAGCAGATTTGGCATCTAGGCCAATTCGTGTATTACTAGCGGACGAAATTGACCGCTATCCGGCATCAGCAGGCACGGAAGGTGACCCTTTGAGCCTAGCAGAAAAGCGTACTAATACGTTCTACAATCGAAAGCATGTGTACGCATCTACCCCGTTGGCCAAAGGCACCAGCCGTATAGAAAAGTTGTATCTAGGTGGTACGCAAGAGGTATGGCACATTAAGTGCCCTGCGTGTGGCGAATACGTGTATCCTTCCTGGGATAAGTTCCACGCAGACGAGGATACAGGCAAGTACTACTTGGCCTGTGATCACTGCGGAACACTATCCGAAGAGTTCGAATGGAAGAAACTGTATCGTGAGGGCAAATGGATTGCGGAAGCACCGGAGAATTTAAAGAAGTACAATTGCCGAAGCTTTCACATGAACGCGTTTGGCTCGCCTTGGGCATCTTGGAGAAAACTCCAAGGTAAATATGAGGAAGCACTTAAACTCGGAACTGTCGGCATCATGACATTCTTTAATACAGAAATGGGAGTTCCTTATGAAGAGGATACAGAAACATTACAGTCTGAAGAACTTTATGAACGCCGAGAAGAATACGGAGCTGAGCTACCGGACGGTGTATTACTCTTAACTTGTGGCGTAGATACCCAGGACGATCGTCTAGAATGCGAAATCGTCGGCTGGGGGAAAGATTATGAGAGCTGGGGTATACAATACTTCAGACTATATGGAGACCCTGCCTATGATGCCGTATGGAAAGAATTGGACGATATTATATTAAATCGAACATGGTCTTATGCCGATGGCAGAAAGCGAGGCGTATCAGTTACGTGCATTGACTCCGGTGGTAGTAAGACCCAATCGGTATATAAGTACTGCTCAACTAGATGGCATAAGCGCGTGTACCCTATCAAGGGCGTAGGCGGTACGGGTAAAGACCTGATTGACGGATTGCCTACAAAGCTGAAGAAGTACAAAACTAAATTATTTAAGCTTGGCGTAGATACTGGCAAGGAACAAATTTATAGCGACTTGAATCAAGAAAAAGGCCAACCTAGATATTGCCACTTCCCAAAAGATCATGAAAAAGGGTATGGGAAGAAATACTTTGAAGGTCTGTTGGCAGAAATGAAAGTTTCTAAATTAGTTAATGGCCATTTTAAAGAGCAATGGGTGCTACGCCCGGGACGAAAAAGAAATGAACCATTTGATATTAGAAACTATAATCAAGCTGCTATTGCTATTATGAACCCGAACTTCGAGGCGTTAGAGGAACGGAATAGTAAGGAAGAGTATACGCCGTATCAGAATACGACGCGCGTAGTGAAAGCGGGCGATGCACCGAAGAAACGAACGAGACGACGTGTTAGAGGAGGAGGGATACGATTATGACAATCCTACAAAGGATTATGGAAGAATTAAATATTCGTGAAGTGCACGAAATACCTACCGCTCTAACAAAGGCGTTGCTAGATTCGAATACATGTTCGGTACTTTTGAAGGCGATAAAACCGTACTATTCGTATGAAGCGATACTTGCCGAATTTGAAGAACATAGCGCGGATAGAAAAAACTATATGCAAGATTACACGCCGCAATGCGTGCTAGATATAATCGGAGGTATTACCCCTGGCGGTGATGTTCGCGACGTGTGCGCAGGGATTGGCGGGTTGTCCTTAGCCAAATTTAAGGCAGATAATACTGTGACACTAAGGCTTGAAGAGTATTCAAAAAACGCAATAGCCTTTATGCTGCTTAATCTACTAATAGCTAATATAGATGCGGAAGTAGTAGAGAAGAACGTTCTTACTGGTGAAGAGCTTGCGTACTATAAAGTGGAATCCGCAACATCGGGCTTTGGCCGAGTAGCTAAAGTAGAAAGGCTTGGAAGTAAAAAATATAATACCGTGATTAGTAATCCACCATATAGACAATCTTGGGTTCCACAAATGGATGAACGTTTTGAAGGATATAAGTTAGCTCCAAAGAGTAAAGCTGATTTTGCCTTTATACTTGACGGGCTTTATTCGTTAAATGCTTCTGGCACAGCTGCCTTTATATTGCCACACGGTGTACTTTTTAGAGGACAGGCAGAGGGCGATATACGACGTAAACTTATTGACAATAATCTACTTGACGCTGTTATAGGATTACCCTCCAATCTGTTTACCAATACAAGTATACCTGTGTGTATATTAGTATTTAAGAAAAATCGCGCTGACAAAGACGTATTATTTATCGATGCACAAAAAGACTTCGTTAAGCACAAAAATAAAAATATAATGACCGCCGAACAGGCGGAAAAAGTAATTAAAGCGTACAAGGACAGAGCAGAAATAGCTCGATATTCTAGTAACATTAGCGTGTCTACTATTTTAGATAATGACTATAATCTGAATATTCCACGCTACATTGACAGCTTTGAGCCTGAAGAAATACCAGATGCGGTACAGCTTGCTAAGGACTTAAACGAAATTAATCGAGAAAGCCGTACTTTGGGCTTAGAAATTGCGGAGATGTTAAAGCAACTAGTTTGTACAGATCCTGACGCGCAGAAAGAGCATGACGAATTTGTAAAAGAATTTACAGAATTTTTGGTATCGTCCGATAGCGCGTGTACAGTTGAGGAGCAAGAATCCGTGATAAAAAAAATAGAAGATGTTAAAAAGTATCTACTTCAAAAGATGTTTGTGTAATGTTAAGAAATTACAAGAAAATTAAAATTACGGAAGTTGCGGATATACTGGGGCGTCCTAAAAAGAATCAAATATATCCGTCTGGCTGTATTTGCTTGCAAGTATCGGCTAGTAAAGGGGAGTTGGTGTATTTAGCTGAGGCGCAACAAGTTGACGCTAAATATGTAGTGATTCAACCACGAAACGCAATCCCTTATTATTTATTTTTAATGATAGAAAAGGCAATGCCTGAATTTCTATATAAATATAGGCAAGGTCTAAATATATCAGCTCATGACATCAAACATATGGAGATATTGTGCCACACGGATGTGGAAACACAGGCTTTAATAAGCATGATGTTCCAATCTATGCATGGCACAAGTCTAAGCGCTCAACATGGGCGCTTTTTTAATGCGTGAAAGGAGGTGAAAGGATGGCAGAATGGACAATATATGAGGCAAAAGAGCATTTACAGGCGTGGCTAGAGGCGGATTTAGCATTGGCAACGGGCAAAGAGTACACCATTGGTAATCGCCGGTTAACTCGTGCGAATGTGCAAGAGGTGAAAGACCGCATCAACTTTTGGCGCAATGAAGTAGCAAGGCTCGAGAATCGACCTCGACGTCGTGCCTATCGTGTCATTCCGCGTGATATATGAGTAAACGAAAGAAGCAGTTTATGAAAACCGCAGCGGGCAGGCACAAAGCAACACAGTATTCTGGGAGTAAAACAAACTCTGGTTATTCTAATCATGGTGCTAATAGTTTTAAGTCTAGCGCCAAAGGGTACCTGGTTAACTCTCAGGATGCAAGGCATGATATCGATGCTAACTTTAGGATGCTAAGAGCAAGGTCAGTAGACCTTCAACAAGGTACGCCGATTGCAGCTGGTGCGTTGAAGACGAATAAAACCAATGTTATTGGGCCCGGGCTAAGGTTTAAAGCTAATATCCGCTACGAGGAGTTAGGGCTAACGTTCGAAGAAAAGAACGCTTGGGAGCGCAAGACAGAACGTGAGTTCGCAATGTGGGCGAAGCACTGTGATGCGCGTGAACAGACTGACTTCTACGGAATTCAGGCTCTAGTGTATTATGAAAAGCTATTGTACGGCGATTCATTTGTAAATTTACCGCTGTTGCTTAATCAAACAGATAAGAACCCATATCCGTTGCGATTGCAGATTGTTGAATCGATTCTTGTAGCTTCTCCGCCCAAATATATGGGACGAGAAGAAGACGAGAATAACGACGTCATTCACGGCGTTAAATTTAATAAATATGGCGCCGCCGTTGGCTTCTACGTATTAAATAAACTGTATAACTCTTTTAACGATGATCATGACTACACATATATTCCGAAGTACGGCACACAAACCGGACGACGTAATATTATCCAAGTTATGACGATTGAGCGAAGTGGCCAGTTGCGGGGCATCCCTATCTTGTCCCCGGTAATTGAGGACTTGAAAGTACTTAGCCGGTACAATGATGCGGAAGTCATGAAAGTATTAGTTAATGCATTGATGGCAATCTTCATCGAATCAGAAGCACCGGACGATATGTCACTAGGGACTGCTATCGATGAGGATGATCAAGTGGATGCCGAAAGCGATGAAACAATCGAATTAGGTAACGGTACTGTAAATGTATTGGCGCCAGGTGAAAAAGTGAATGTAGCCGAAAAAACGCCGATACCAACGAGCTTTGCAGATTTTACGTCTTCTCTTATTAGCCACGTAGGTGCGGCGCTAGAAATTCCATATGAGATTTTAGTTAAGCACTTTGGCCAAAGTTACTCCGCATCAAGAGCGGCGTTACTCGAATATTGGAAGTCTGTTGAAACGCAACGCGCCGAATTTATTACTCAATTTTGCAATCCTATTTACGAGGAGTGGCTTACAATGGCTATTCTATTAGGTCGCATTGATGCGCCAGGTTTCTTTGATGACCCAATCATCCGAGAGGCGTGGCTAGGCGCTGAGTGGTACGGACCTTCACAAGGCCAATTAGACCCACAGAAGGAAGCTACTGCGGCAGAAATTCGTGTTAAGAATGCATTTAGTACTCGCGCTAAGGAAGCGGCAGAGCTTACCGGTATGGATTATGAAAATGAAATCTTACCACAACGTATTCGAGAACACCAATCTATGGATGAAGGAGGCTTGTTGAATGAACAAGGACAACAAATTTCAGTTCAAAATTCGAACTCCGCTAAATCTGATTCAGGAAGCGGAGACGATTGACGTCGATATTTACGGCGTAGTCGTGAATGGAGCCAGTTATTGGGACGAGGATACAGGCGTTTCTAACGTACTATCACAACTCCAAGGATTGGATCCATCGCAAGACATTGTTCTACATGTTAACTCTGTAGGCGGCGAAGTATCTGCAGGCGTTACTATTTACAACAGATTGCGCGCATTACAAAATAAGAAATCTGTTATCATCGAGGGCTTGGCGGCATCCATAGCCTCTATTATTTCAATGGCCGGCGATGAAATTCATATGGCTCTGGGTAGTGAAATGATGATTCATAATCCTAGTTCATATGTATTTGGTGAAGCAGATGACTTTGAAAAAGCCGCAGAATCATTACGTAAAACAAAAGAAAATCTTATCGATATTTACGAAGCCCGCACAGGGTTAACTCGTGAAGAAATCGCAACCATGATGGATGATGAAACTTGGTTAACAGCAAGGGAAGCATTAGAGAAAGGGTTCTGCACAAGTGTAGATGAATCCTTGCAAATGGTTGCATGCCGTAAAGGCACTGACTTAATTGTCAATGGCTTACCGATGAGTATGGATGTGCTCAAAGGGTTGCCTGTTGATAAATATGAAGAGAAAGGAGAGGAGCCAATGGAAGTAACTGCTGAATTGTTACGTACAGATTATGCGGAAGTATATGATGAAGTATTTAATGCGGGTGTTGCTGCTGAACGTGCACGTTTACAAGCTCTTGATGGGATTAATAACGAAGCACGCGCAGAGGTAATCAATCGCGCAAAATATGAAACATACGCTACTGTTCAAGATGTAGCTGTTGAATTGCTCAATATGCCACAACCTGAACAACCAACTAATCAATTACAACAACTAATGCAAGATGCTAACAATGCATCTAATCAAGTTGATACGGTCCCTGGTCAAGTGCTTGACGAGGATATCGATGATTCCGAAAAAACAATGCAAATTGTTGATCGTGTAATGAAAGCACGCAATAAGAAATAAGGAGGGCAGACAATATGCCATACGTGGAAGAACAAAAGTTAGAGTACAAACCTCTAATCGCTGGCGCACAAATGCCAGTCGTTACTAAGAAAGTAACAATCGGTCAAGATGCTGCAGTAATTAAGGCAGGCACAGTATTAGAATTAGAAGCTACTTCTAAAAAAGCTAAACGTGCGGATACAGATGTATACGGTGTAGCGTTAGCTGATATTGATGCTACGAAAGGCGATGTAGTAGCCGAAATTGCTGTAACAGGTGAATTTGCTACAGCGAATTTAGTATTTGCTTCTGGCAAAACAGCGGAAGGCTTCACAGCAAAAGCTGAAGCCCGCAACATTTATTTCCGTTAATAAGGAGGATACATGGATAATATTTACGCACCAAAAACACTTGCTGCGGTGGTTCGTCGTACTCCCGATGTGCCATCCTTTTTGAAAGACTTATTTTTCAAAGATACAAAAACATTTTTAACAGAAACAGTTTCTTTTGACATTGTAAAAGGTCGCAGAACTATCACACCTTGGGTAGCGCCAAACTCTACCGCGCCTTTATCTCAACGCACAGGCATGACTACAACCACATATAAACCTGCACAAAAGAAAGAAAAACGTCCTATCACAGAAAATGATATCAAGGTTCGTTTAGCAGGTGAACAGCCATTTGCAGGCACTGTAACGCCTGAAGAACGTGCAATCCAACTCTTGGCGCAAGATACGCAAGAATTGAAAGACAATTTGGTACGTTCCCAAGAAGTTATGGCAGCCGATGTATTATTCAATGGCCAAGCACACATTAAAGGCGAAGGTATTGACGATGTTGTAGACTTTAACTTTACAAATAAAGAAACTTTATCTGGTACCGCACGTTGGGGCCAATCTGCTGCAGAAATTGTGGCCAACATCATTAAATGGAAAAAGAAATGCTTGAAAGCATCTGGCTTTAATCCAAATACGTTGGTTATGAACTCTGAAACACTAGAAGTAATGCTATCTGATAAAAAAATCTTGGCATTGTTCGATAACCGTCGTACAGAAATGGGTCTTTTGCAATTTGAACAAATGGCAGAAGGTGCTGTTTATGTTGGCTTCATGGGCGGTCAAATTCAATGTAATGTGTTTACTTATGATAATTACTATGTAGATCCAACAGACGGCCAAGAAAAGGAAATGGTACCTACCGGTAAATTGTTGGTAGCTTCTGATATGGCTAAATTCACTAAATTGTATGGTGCGAATACAATCATCCCTGGTGAAGGTATGGACTTTGTAACATATGAAGGTGAATATGTATTACGTCGATTGGTTAATCGTGACCCTGATGCGGTGTTCTTAGAATTGCAATCTCGTCCTATTTACGTTCCATTTGATGTAGATTCCTACTTCGTAGCGGACGTATTGTAATTGAAAGGAGGTAAGACTAATGCCTGTACAAGCTAAGCACGCGATTAATACCGGCGATTATGTGTATAATCCTGGTGATATTATCTCTGATTTAACTGCAGATGAAGAAGAGCGCCTAATTCGTTTAGGCGCAGCTGTTGTAGTTGGTGATAAAAACAATGCGGAAGACTCGTTAGCCGAAGCTCTTGGCGTTATGACGAATGCGGATATTGCCGGTTATGGTAAATCTATTGGACTTGATTTTGCAAGCAAAGCCACAAAGGCGGACATGATTTCCGATATCCTTGCTTCTGATGCGGACGTCAACTTGGAACTCTTATCTGATGAAGCACTTCGCGTAATGGCCTCTGCTGAACAATTGGATGTTCCGGAAAACGCTACTCGTGAAGAACTCATCAATATCTTAGGTGAATAATCATGGGATTTAAGGACTTTGCGCAAAATGACATTGAAAAGGTGTTTATCAATTCCAATGAATTTGCCGAAGTACATAATCTAAATGGCACGCAGTGCTATGCAGTGGCGGAAGGTCTTACCGATAAGCAGCATGTCGAAATCATGGGCCAGGATATTGACGGGCTGATTTACGATACGATTATAGTACACGTGGCCAAGCGGGATTTACCGGAGGTGCCGGAGTACAATCAAATCTTTCGCTTCAATGGTCGCATTATGTTGGTCCAATCATGTGAAGATGACATGGGCATGCTAAATATTGTCCTTAGGGGGAATAACTCGTGAGTGTAACTATTGACATAAAAGGGCTTAAAAACGGGTTGGCTAAGATAGACGCGCTAGTCGTTGGTACTCCGAAGACTACCGCAAAAGCTATCAATAAAGCGTTACCTAAAATCAAAAAGGCTACAGTTGATCGTGTTAACGAAGAGTACCTGGTTACTAAATCGAATATCAATAAAACCATAAAGGTGGATAAGGCAGGCATGACTTTATCTGCCTTTATTCGTTCAAAGGGTAGACCAATCGCTCTTACTAAATTCAGAGTTACGCCCAAAAGTCCGCCTAAACGGAGAGGGCGTATGGTCAAAGCACAAGTAATGCGGAACGGCGGCGGAGGGTCAATCCCTAATGCTTTTATTGCTCGTATGAGAAGTGGACACATCGGGGCGATGTATCGTAAGGGTGCAGACAGGTATCCGATAGGGCAATTTCACGGCCCATCGGTACCAAGCATATTGGGTGATGCCAAGATATCCGCTTTTATTGGGGATAAAGCAGAGCAGGAATTGCAAAAGCAAATGGAACTCGCGCTCGACGCATTAATAGGAGGGTAATCGATGACACCTACGCAATTAGCAACGGATTTGGGAGAATTCCTAAAGAAGGTGCACGCTAACTATTTTAGCGATGACGCACAAGTAAAGGGGAATCCTTTATTAGTTGTACCGGGATTTTTAAAAATGAAAGAATCATCCAAGGAGGACCAATATCCGCATCTTGTTATTCGAATTAATAAGATTGAGGATACCTTGCAGGGGTCAACTGTCCAACTATTTCTAATCCACGGCGTATACTCCGAGGACGTGGAAAAGGGCTGGATGGAGATTACCAATTTCTTAGAAACCACACGGCAAGCATTACTGGCCCATCCTGTTATTGCTAACAGGTACCGTTTAGTGCTGGATGATAAACACGGAGTTGATACCGACATCCCTCCGGATCAAGCCTATCCGTATTGGGAGGGATTTATGACAGTTAAATATGATATCGAACAAATACGAGAGGAGATGATTATTTAATGGCAAAAGCTGATGCACCAGTTGAAGTTGTAAATGAAGCAATTGAGACTGCGGAAAAAACAGTTACATCTAAAGATGCTAAACAAGTAATCTACTTAGGCCCTAATAGTGCTGAATTAGGTCTTTCCACAGGCACCGTTTATATTGACGGCATTCCTGCTACGGTAGGTGAAGATAAAGCAATGTTACGCTTATTATTTGTGCCAATCAATAAGATTGCAGAAGCACAACAAGAATTAGCAACAGAAGGTACAGCGATGAATACCGCTTACCTTGAATTTAAAAAAGGAGGTCGTAGATAGTGGGAAACTATAGACACGGAATTTATACAAGAGAGGTACCTACTTCTCTTATTTCTATGACAGAAGCTACGGCAGCCTTACCGGTTTATGTTGGCACCGCACCTGTGCACTTAGCTACGGTCCCAGCGGAAGCTAATAAAGCCGTATTGTGCTACAACTACGCATCTGCCACTACCCAATTGGGCTACTCTAAAGAATGGGATAAATACACGTTATGCGAAGCTATGTATTCCCAATTCTCTTTGTTTGGAATGGCACCGGTTGTTTTTATCAATGTTCTTGATCCGAAGAAACATAAGAAGACGTTAGCGTCTACTGAAAAACAAATTCAGGACAAAGTCGTAACCATTGAAGACCCTGTATTACTCAACACGTTAAAGGTATCTGCTACAAATGGTGGCGCGGCAGCAACTATCAATGTTGATTACACGGCGACTTTTAACGATGAAGGCAAATTGTTGATCGGCATCGTAGCTACAGGCGCACTCAAAAGCGCAACATCTGTTTGGGTAACTTATGATTACGTAGACCCATCTATGGTAACTGCCGACGATATCGTAGGCGGTGTGGATACAGAAGGTAAGCGTAAAGGTTTGGAACTTATTAATGAAGTATTCCCTCGCTTTGGTTTAATCCCAGGTAACTTATTGGCTCCTGGCTGGTCCCATAATACACTTGTAGCGGCTGTAATGAAAGCAAAAGAAACTACCGTTAATGGTATGTTCCAAGCTATGTCCTTATGCGATGCACCTACCGATGAAATTAAAAAAGCAACTGCAGTTAGCGAATGGAAAAATAAAAAGAACTACGTCGATGAACGTCAAATCTTATGTTGGCCAAAAGTAGCGTTAGCTAATCGCCAATTCCATTTATCCACACAACTCGCAGGTCTTATGGCTAAGACAGATGCTAAGTATGACGATATCCCTTACAAGTCCCCATCTAATGAGTCCTTGCAAGCGGATAGCGCAGTATTAAAAGACGGTACTGAAATCTATTTAGGCCCAGATGAAGCCGCGTATTTGAACGGCCAAGGCGTCGTTACTGCGCTTAATTTCATCGGTGGTTGGAGAGCCTGGGGCAATCGTACCACAGCGTACCCATCTAATACAGATGTTAAGGATTCTTTTATTCCTGTACGCCGTATGTTTAACTGGGTATCCAATACGTTGATTACTTCCTTCTGGTCTAAAATTGACGACCCAGGGAACAAGCGTTTGATTAATAACGTTGTGAATAGTGCCAATGCATGGCTAAATGGGCATACAGCATCCGGTGCGCTTCTTGGGGCCCGTGTTGAGTTCTTGGAATCTGAAAACCCTACAACAGATTTGTTGAACGGAATTTATCGATTCCATGTGTATTTAGGTGTACCAACGCCAGCTCGTGAAATCGACTTCATTCAAGAATATGATTCGTCTTACATGCGCACATTATTTAATTAAGAGGGAGGTAACTCATGGCTAAACATAGAGATAAGTTGATTGACTTTGCCATTTTTAGCTCTGGCAGAGAATTATATGGTTACGCCGATGTAACCTTACCTGATATCGAATTTATCAGCGACACCATCAAGGGCGCGGGCATTGCCGGCGAAGTTGATTTGGGGGTACTTGGTCAAACTAAGGCAATGAACATGTCCATTAAATGGAATACTATTGATAAAGATGTGACCGACCTTGCTAGCCAAAAGGTGCATGATATCGAAATTCGTGGCGCACAACAATTATATGACTCTGCAAAAGGTGAATTAGTGCCAGAAGCAGTCAGCGTATATGCTAAAGTGATGCCTAAGAAAATCGGTCTTGGCAAATTTGAACAGGCAAGTAAAACCGATACCTCTACAGAGTTTGAAATTGTATATTTCAAAATGACTGTTGGTGGTAAAACACGTACTGAAATCGATAAATTCAACTATGTTTGTGTAATCAATGGCGTTGATTACTTGGCATCTGTAAGGGAGGCATTGGGTAAATAATGGCTACATATGATCGCGAAAAGCTAATTGACGGTTTAAACAATTTAACTGGGTTTGACTTCACAAAGGCGGAACTCCGTGTCCGCCGTGAAGGCGATATGACTCCAGATGTTACATTCTCTAAACGATTTCAGGCAGAAGTTGCCGCCATAGCGTTAAAGGAAAGTGCAAAGGTATTAATGACAATGCCAATCTCTGAATTCGCTGAAATGTGCGCAGAGGTAAGCGTTTTTTTATTGCGTGGTTCGGCAGAGAAAATGGGCTTTCTCCCGGACAACAATGCCGAAGAATCGCCCTCCGGCTTAGAGAATGTGGAGGCATAAACTTTTGGATGTCTATGCCAATTGCTGAAATAGAGAATTGGATGGATGATTTAGCTTTTGTTCTTGAAGATGAAAAGCGCTTGAGGGAAGAAGAGGACTAATCCCATCAAGCGCTTTTTGCGTACATAAATTTAAAGGAAAGGAGGAACTATGGCAGGTAAAGTATTTGAGATTGCTTTTGCTATAAACGGCGCCTTAGCACAAGGATTTAAAACCTCGATGCAGCAAGCCAAAGGCACGTTGACGCAATACGGCTCTAAAATGACTGAGCTGAAAGCGCAACAAAGGGCTTTGGATTCGGCATTAAAGCAAGGCGTTATCTCTATGGATTCTTACCGCAACGCAACGGAGAAAGTTGGCAAGGCGTTAGACCAAACAGCAGCCAAAGACGCAAAACTCAGAAAAGCAATGCAAAATAAAATTGCCGCTGACGCTAATGCTAAAAGTGCTCGTAGTGATTTAGGTAGCACTATGGCTACTACTGCTGTAATGGCCGCTCCGCTCGTTGGGATGCTATCTAAAGCGGCAGACTTTGAAGCAGTGATGTCCAAGGTAAAGGCAATCACCGTATCTGATGATAAGGCAATGCAACAATTGACGGCCACTGCTCGTGAACTCGGCGAAAAAACAATGTTCTCCGCCACACAAGCAGGTGAAGCTATGACATATCTCGGTATGGCGGGTTGGAATTCCCAACAAATCATGGCTGGTATGCCGGGGCTTTTGAACTTAGCTGCAGCTAGTAATACGGATTTGGCGCGTACTGCTGACATCGTATCTGATGACCTTACAGCCTTTGGATTAAGTGCAGAACACGCAGGGCATATGGCGGACGTATTTGCTAAGACCACAACCAAGACAAATACAACTGTTGAGATGATGGGCGAAACAATGAAGTACGCCGCACCAGTAGCGCATGCCTTTGGTGCCAGCTTGGAAGAAACGGCTGCACTTACTGGTCTTATGGCCAATAGCGGTATTAAGGCATCCGCTGCAGGTACTGCCTTGCGTTCAGGTTTCTTACGTTTAGCCGGAACATCCTCTAAATCGACTAAAGCGATTGAGGAAATGGGGCTTTCATTAAGTGAAGCCACGGCACAACAAGAAGAAGCAAGAGCCGCATTAGACAGCCTGGGTATTGCTATGAATGATACCAATGGACCACGCAAGATGAGCGCAATTGTTCGCGACTTAGCAGATAAAACAAAGGATATGAGCAAGGAGCAAAAACTTGCTACGCTTGCGACTATCTTCGGAACCAACGCTGCATCAGCTTGGGTATCTGTTATTGATCAAGGACCGGATGCGTTAGATAATTTAACGAAGGAACTTGAAAACAGTGACGGCGCTGCAGCTGCTATGGCTGAAACAATGCAGAATAATGCTCATGGTGCGATGACACGATTACAGTCCGCAACTGAATCGGTGGCAATTTCAATTGGTAGTACCATGCTACCGACACTTGCAGAACTTGGTGATTCACTTGCTAATGAAGCTGCTTACGTGGCTAAAGTAGCAGGACAACATCCTGAACTTACGGAAGCTATTATCAAAACAAGCGTTGCAGTAGCTGGAATGGTGATTGCCTATAAAGCAGTGAAAGCGGTTTACTTCAGCGTAACGGCGGCCCGTGCGGCTTATCGGCTTATGATGGAATCGGAACGTATGGCAACTATGCGCAATGTGATTGCATCTGGCATCCATAGAGCCGGGATGATAGCAAGTAGTATTGCTATGTATGCAACAGCCGCGGCGCAATGGGCTTTGAATGCGGCAATGAGTGCCAATCCGATAGGATTGGTGATATTAGCTATTGCCGCATTAATTGGTGTTTTGGCGTGGTTAGTCACTCATTTTGAAATTGTGTCAAATTTCTGTACATCGATGTGGGAATCTCCTACAGCTGCCATCATCGCTTTCATGGCAGGCCCTATAGGATGGCTGATTTATGCGGCTATGGGGTTAATTGCCAATTGGGACCAAGTAAAAGCCTGGTTCACTCTATTATGGGAAGACCCTAAGGCAGCACTCGGCCAATTCTATGATTGGGTTATGAGTAAGCTTGGAGGGTTGTTTGATTGGATTAGTGAAAAATGGGAATGGGTTAGATCCATTTTCAGTAAGCCAATTCAAGCCAGAGTAGAAGGCACTGCAACGGCGAATGGGCAATCTGTACAGCATAACGCGAAAGGCGGTATTTATGGCAAAGGGGCGTTCCTTACTACGTTTGCCGAAGAATCTGATGAAGCTGCCATTCCTATCAACGGTACACCAAGGGCCGAAGCATTATGGAGTCAAACTGGTGCTATGATGGGGCTTTTCCCTGGTGAAGGCAACTCTGCAGTATCAGTATCAGCGCCAATCAACATCACTATTAATGGTAATGCGGATGCAAGTGCTGTACAACAAATTAAAAGTGCTGTAGGCGGAGCGCTGGATGACCTAGAAGCGCGCCTTGCCGAAATTCAAAACCGGAAAGGGCGTGTAAGCTATGCCTAGTAATTTGCGCTATGTTACTGTCAAACTGCAGTATGACCAAAAGGACATTACCCAAGACCTGGTTCCATATTTAAAGGATTTTAGCTTTAATGACGTGATGTCCGGCGAGGCTGATGATATATCAATCACACTACATGATATAGAAGAGCTTTGGATGTCCGATTGGTTCCCAGAGAAAGGGGCTAAGTTAACCGCATCAATCGTATTCCATAATTGGAATGAACTCGGAGACGAGATAGAAATGAAATGCGGCCAGTTTGAGATTGATGAAATTACCTGTAAGAATCCACCGCATGAAGTCACTATCGGAGCTGTTAGTGTTCCAGATGAATCCAAGTTAAGAGGGGAATTAAAGAGTAAGTCATGGGAGAAGACTACTCTAAAAGCTGTTGCGGAGGAGCTCGCAAAAGGAGCGGGGCTTGAATTGTTTTACGATACACCTGAAACAATCAATTTAGACAGGGTCGAGCAATCGGACCAATCTGATTTAGAATTCTTGATGAAAGTCTGTAAGGATAACGGACTGGCGCTAAAGGTTTCGGATAAGCAAGTGATTATTTTTGATGAAACAAAGTTCGAAACAGAAAAAGTAGTCGCAACGCTAATTAAGGGGCCCGTGCCTACAGACCTTACAGAAGAACAAATTAAGGAACTAGGGGAAATCATCCCTTATCAGGGTAGCTACTCGTTAAAGACATCGCTAAAGGATGTGTATTGGGGCTGTCACGTAAAGCATAAGAGTACTAAACAAAAGAGTACTATTGAGTATACGTTTAAGGACCCTAACAAAACACAAGGTAAGATATTGCAAGTTAACCAAAGTTGTGAAACACAGGCGGAAGCGGAACGCTTGGCCAAGAAAAAGCTACGAGAAAAGAACAAGAATGAAATTACTGGTTCTGTTGCTATGCTTGGCCATATCGTATTGGCCGCATCAGCCACAATCAATTTAAAAGGATTCGGTAAATTCGACGGCAAGTATATCATTAGTAAATGCTCCCATAAGGTAGGGGGCGGATATACACAAAGCCTAGATATAAGGAGGTGCCTAGATGGATATTAGTGTGGCGTTAAAAAATTTAATTCGTGACGGCATCGTATCTAGTACGGACCCTTCAACTATGACGGCAAGAGTAACATTTCCGGACCGAGACGATTTAGTATCGTATCCACTCGAAGTACTTTCGCACGGATCACAAAATAATAAACACTACTGGATGCCCGGTGTTGGCGAACAGGTATTGTGTTTGTTTCTACCTCAAGATAATAATTTGTCCCAGGGCTATATCTTAGGCACTACGTATAATGCCAAGGATAAGCCCTCTTTTAATGGGCAGAATATCCACGGCATCAAATTTGCGGACGGCTCGACCGTGTCATATGATGCGGACGGTGGAGGCCTTGTTATTAATTGCACTGGTAATTTAACTATCAATGCTCCTTCAGGGGATGTAGTGGTTAACGGAATTAGTTTAGTATCTCATACACATGGTGGCGTCGTTCCTGGTGGCGGTAATACAGGAACGCCGAATTGATAGGAGGTGAGTAACATATCATTATTTAGTAAATTAGGCAGTACTGCTGCCAACTATAAGAAGAACCTTAATTCACAAGGTTTAAAGAATTTACAAAATACACAATTAGGCGATGTGGCTTACTCTCGCCTATCTAATTTAGCGGATAAGTTTGGCTTGGGTGGATACTTGCCGCAACGCCAATTAGGAAGCTTTGGAAAAATTGTGTTTGTGGCATCCTCCCATACGGTGCGTACGTTCGATGCGTTGGCACGGAATATCAGTGCACGAACAGCGTCTCAAGAAATCATAGGGCAAAAGCCAATACTTGAATTCCTGGGGCCTGATGCGGATGAAATTTCTTTTACAATGAACTTTAATAAGCTATTGGGCGTTGACCCTTTAAAAGAAATTGAAGCAGTGGCCAAGATGTGCCAAGAAGGGCAAGCCGAGCAGTTGATTATTAATGGTAAACCATTTAGTGATCATAAATTACTGATTACAAGTATAAGTGCCGCCATGAATACGATTGATAATCGAGGTAATGTATTATCCGCATCTATTAATGTAACGCTGAAGGAGGCTCCCGATATTCCTAAAGTTGTAATCACACCTAAACAAGGAGGCGATACAAATGCAAATTGACGTAAGCGCTCGTCTTGACGGCATTGATTTTGCCCCTAAGGATATTCTTACTGAGATTATTCAAAATGTGCGAACCATTATTTCTACAACGCAATTTTCTGTACCGCTTGATAGGCGATTTGGTATTGATGGTACCGTCATCGACTTGCCTCTACCTGTAGCGATGGCCAGAATATCCGCGGAGGTGATTCGGGCCATTACTGAATATGAGCCACGTTGCAGAGTTGTGTCCGTTGACTTTGAAAGAACGGAAGCAACAGATGCGGAAGAAGGACATTTGTTGCCTAAGGTATCAATTGCTATAAAAGACGAATGGCTAGAAAGTGTAGGTGGCTATGAATCAATATAGAACCATCCAAGGGGATATGTGGGACGGTATTGCATTTAAAGTGTATGGCAGCGAAGCCTATATGAATGTGCTGCTAGAAGCCAATCAAGAGTACGCTCAATATGTGATATTACCTGCTAACCTTATTTTGAAATGCCCTGATGTAGATATAAGGGCGACTATTAATTTACCACCGTGGAGGCGATAATAATGAATTTACCAGAAATCAACTTTGTCACGGCGGATAAAGAAGCCGTTGAGAAGGAAATATTCGCCCTCTACGCCTCTGTTACTGGGCGAAAGTTAGCACCGGCGGACCCTATTCGCTTATTCCTATTAACGATTACTAATATTGTGATTTTATTGCTAAACCGCATCAACGATACGGGCAAGCAGAATCTTCTGGCATATGCTAGAGGCAACAACCTAGACCATATAGGTATAGCCCTAGGCGTAGAACGCTTACAAGCTACGGGCGCGGTCACTACTATGAAGTTGACTGCATCAATGGCACGGCCTGAAGGGATAGCTATTCCAAAAGGCACACGATTTACTTCGGGAGATGGTGCATTTTTTGCACTAACTGAGCCTTACTACTTATCGGCTACTGAAACCATGATACAAGTAAAAGCGGTATGCACAGAAGCTTCGGCTAAAGGGAATGGCTACCCAGTAGGGTCGATTACCACTCTTGTAGATCCGATTCCGTATATCGCAAGTGTAACCAATATTACAATATCTGAAGGTGGCGCCGATACGGAGACGGACGATGCGTTCCGCGAACGTATTAGGGAAGCGCCTGAAAGCTTTTCTTGTGCAGGGGCCGAAGGGGCCTATGAGTTTTTTACAAAAAAAGCATCAGCCCTTATTAGCTCCGTGAAAGTGGTATCACCTAAGCCGGGAGATGTAGTTGTATATCCGGGTCTTATATCTGGTGAAATTGCTGGGGAAGAAACTCTTAAATTAGTAGAAGCCTCTCTCACCGATAAGAAGGTACGGCCACTTACTGATAATGTATCAGTGAAAGCACCTGTAGTTAAAAATTACAGTATAAACCTTCAGTACTACATTGATTCGGATAATTCGTATTACGCAGACACGATTAAAAGTCGTGTGGATGCTGCTGTTACAGATTACATAACATGGCAGTCTGGTAAAGTAGGGCGTGATATCATTCCTTCTGAATTGATTCGGCGTGTAATGGAAGCGGGGGCTAAGCGCGTTAGTGTAACATCCCCTGTATTTACCGTTGTGAAAGATGGCCGAAAGGAAGATAGCTATCAAGTGGAATTGGCACAATGCACGGGTAAGACTATTACATATGGGGGTGTAGAGCATGAATGATCTCTACAAATTCAAATTAAAGGATACGCTACCGAGCTCGATTGCTAATGATGCTAATGTTCAGGCCTTAGCCGAAGTTGTTACGTTGAAACTTATGGCGTTAATGCCTTTCGTGGATAGGCTAACTATCCTGTCTCATCTTAATGAGTTAAGCACTCCGATACTTGATGAGTTAGCCTGGCATTTACACGTTGACTTCTACAATGAAGCAGCAACAAGGGAACAAAAGATTAAATTAATTCTAAGTTCTATTGCATGGCATCGACGAAAGGGCACCGTTGGGCTAGTAGAAGAAGCTATCGGCGGGCTATATTCAGAATGCGAAGTCGTGGAAAACTGGGATTATGAAGACGGAAAGCCATACCATTTCAAACTCCAGATGTCCGGTTATATGATGACACCGAATATACGAGAGCGCGTGCTCCGTATATTAGAATTTGTCAAGAATAAGCGGTCCTGGCTAGATGGTATTGAGTACGTACACGCTATTAATTCAGGCGGTGTTTATGTTGGCGGTATTGCAACAGCTGCAGGCAGTGCCGTAGCTGAACCTAGCTTGAAAATTGCGATAGGCCCACAAACGCAACAGCTTTATGTCGGTGGCGTAATTACCGTTCACCAATTTATTCATATATAGGAGGTATACATGGCGAAATATCCTGCCGTCATTACTACAATGGCGGGGACAAATACTATTGCGGAAGCTAATGCGAGTAAGCAGGCTTTGATTTTTACAAAAATCGTTATCGGTGCAGGTGCTATGCCCGCATCAATTCCACGTGCTACGGCGTTGACTGATAAGCGTTTGGAATTAGCGATTACTAAAAGTGTTAAAACAGGCGATGGACAATTCATGGTACAGGGGCTACTCTCGAATAAAAACCTTGAAGCCGGTTTTTATGCACGCGAAATCGGGCTCATGGCAAAAGTCGGTGAAAACGGTCAAGAGGTGTTATTCTCTTACACAAATGGGGGCAACTATGTTGACTACGTTCCTGATAAGAATACGCCAATGGATAGCTACACATTTACAATTACTACCGTAATTGGCAATGTGGAAAAGGTGCAAGCGATTGTTTCCGATAATGGATTAGCATCTGTACATGATTTAGATGCGCATAATAAAGATGTTTTATCTCACCCAGCCATTACAGCAATGATTGCAAAAATCCTTGGCGCGACTGATTGGCAAGAGGATCCTGCCTCTACTTTGAAGGATATAAAAAATCTATTAGGACAAGGGGCTATTGTTGCATCTAAACTCGATGCGAATGCGGGTTTCGTAAAATATGCTAATGGTTTCACTATCCAGTGGGGACGCGATAACTATGATTCTGATGAGGAGAGTCATTGGGTTACTTTTCCCGTAGCATTTAGTGAATGCTATTCTGTGGTGCCGGTTATAATTGGGGGTTCAAGTGATAGCATAAAGATTTACAATATTAATAAAGCTGGCTTTGAAAAAACTTCTTATTATAATTTTCAAACAAATAAGAGAGTATCTAGATCATGTCTTTGGATAGCGGTTGGTAAAGCTTAATACCCAGTGGGGAGCTTTTGAGAACATTCCTGTTGGCGGAACAATCACCTTCCCGGTTTCATTTAAAAATGAATGCTACACCGTAGTTGGCAATGATGTGAACAATAACAATAAATATAATCAAGTTCATTCGTTCCGAGATTACACCAAGACTACTTTTAAAGTATTCTCTCAACCGGTAGCATCTTCGTCTACTAGCTCAACAGCTTGGGGTAAATATATTGCTGTAGGTAATTAGATTTTTCCAAATGCGAACCAATAATAGCTACCTATATTGCTAGCACTACCCATAAATACTGCTTTTGAATTATCACTTTCGTTAGCTACATTGGCTAAATAAAGAGGCGCTTCGCCAACCCAAAAAGCATCGATTGCGCAAGAAATAAAAACAGTCGAAAACAGTATTGGATATACAACTGTAGTCTTTTGTTGATTATCGGAACCGCCATATCCCCACTGGGGAGTTACTTTAATAATTCTATGGTTTTACGCAATTCACGAATAGCCTTATGTGTGTATACTCTGGTAGTGATATCGCCTTGTTTATGCCCTAGCAAGGAGCGTAAAGAATTAGGTGGTGCGACCGCATCAAGTAGACTTGCGAATGTGTGCCGGGTATCGTGGATAGTATGCTTGCAGTTAAGCTGTTTCATAATATCTTGGAAATGCTTACGGAACGTTGTGTAGCTGATAGTGAATAGGTAATCGCTAGTATGTAGTTGCTCAATTAGTGGCATGATGCGGTGATGTAATGGAATGATACGACCTTCACCAGCTTTCGTTTTAGCGTGTCTTACGATAAGGTATGATGATCGTCTATAAATATCTTGCTTACGTAAATTAAGGAGTTCACCTATGCGGAGGCCTGTGTATAGCAGTATTAAAATCATATGGGAATAAGGAGTATCTATTGCCCATAATTTGTTGATTTGTTGGCGAGTAAATACTTTTCTCTGAATTGTTGGTATATTAGGGCCTAGATTTAGATGCTGGGAGTAATTAGTGATAGGGTAATCTTTAATGATTGCGTAATTTAATAATTGATTAAGTAACGTACGGACTTTCTTACAAGATGAGTAGGAAAGTCCTTTTACATGCATGGAATTAATTACATTCTGAAGGTGCTGAAAATGAATATCCGTGATAGGCATATCCGCTATGTTGGATATGTGTTTAAAAGCAATGTAATAAGACTTAACAGCGCTATCAGAAATAGACTGCGAGTGAATAGGCAGCCACTCGTTAAATAGTTGCCTTAATGTAATGGTATTGCGTTGTCTACGGTTTAATATAACAGCGTAACGGCGCATAATTTCACCTCCGAAAGGATACTACTATGAATCAATATGTATTTATTTTAAATGACAAAGGGGAACGAATTACCTCCTTGTGTGATAACACGTTGAGCCGTGATGATATTATGGCTCAGGCTGAACATGATTACCCAAATGCACAATATGTGTATGCTGCAGATGGCGATGCAATGCTTGATGAATTTATGAGCGGTAAAGCTTATGTAAACGGAAAATTCGTTGCGCCTGATCCATACGTTCCAACAAAAGAAGATAAGATTAACGCTATAAAAGCCGAATATGAACCACGATTTAAGACACTCGAAGAGGCTCAACGCCGATTGCTACTAATGGGGAAACCTACTAACGCAATTAGTGCACAATATATCAAGTTGAATAACGAAATGGTAACTCGTATTAAGGAGGTGCAATAATATGCCTAAATATATTGGTGACAGTAAAGTTCCTGTAATGGAATTTTGTGAGTACTGTTGGGAAGTTCTTAATGAAGATGGTACTTGCCCTACAGATGGTTGTATCCACAACGAATTAATGGATTTAGAAAAGGACAATACAGATGTTACCAGTCGAACATAATATTCAGGTATATCGAGGTGAATATATTACATTAACTATTGGATGTGATTCAGTAATTAATGCGGATGATGTATTCGCTTGTTTAAGACGGTATAGCTGGGATGATGAAATAATAGAACGCTTTGTGATCACAAATAGTACATCTGAATTATTAGAAGGAGAAAAGAGTAAACTCAATCTAACATTAGATACTAATTCGATTGATAGCGGGACATATTATTGGGATATGTTTGTTCGGGCTGGCAATAGACCGATTAAATGCTTAGTAAAAGGTAAGATACTCATCAAACAAGGTATAAGTAATAGGGGGAAATAATATGAGCGAAAATACTATTAATATTTATATGGGTGAAGAAGATAAAGTCAACGTTAAAGATGCAACTCAAATAATTAAATTGCAAGGGCCAAAGGGTGAACCTGGTCCTAAAGGTGGAGATGGAGTACAAGGACCGAAAGGTGAACCTTTTAAATTTAGCGACTTTACCACTGAGCAGTTGGAATTACTGAAAGGCCCTAAAGGTGATACTGGAGAAAACGGAGCACAAGGCATTCAGGGGCCACAAGGTGATAATGTAAATGCCGAGGTAGTCTCCAAAATTAAGAATTTATTGTTAGATAATAATGTAATGGTCCATAGTGATAGTTTTGAAGGTATTATGCTGGACTTTTTTAAACTTTTCGCATTATCAAGCGATGGTATTACTTTCATAAAAGACAATAGCTTATTTGCACCAGTTGTTGAAATTAATGATAATGTACTCCTAATTTCATATACGATTGGGTTACCTTTCCAAATCAATGATGAGCCAATTAAATATATAGATAGTACGAATATGGAAATCCCAATAACGTCCAGTGGTTCAATAACAGTCAAGTTCTACAATGCAAGAATGAAATTGATGTTTACAAAAACTGTTGAAGCTCAGTAGGAAAGGAGTTGCTGAATGTGGACATGGCAATTCGAACTGAATGATATTCTAACCACGCTTACGATTGTAGGCGTGGTTGCTGGGGCGGGGTACAGACTACTGATTATCCCGCTGCTTGAAAAACTGGACCTTCAAAGGATGCAAGATAATTTGATGTTTCAGGAGAAAATGAGCGTGCTTACCGATACGTTGAAGGACTTGAAAGATGAAATTAAACTTTCACGTGAACAACGTACTAAAGCGTACACAGAACATGTGAAGTTGACATCCCGGGTCGACGGCATCGAAGCTCGTGTTGATGATATTAAGGAGGAGCTACATGAACATACCACCAAATCTCATCAATATAGTTAAAAAATCATATCAATCTGTAAGGGTGGCTAACATCCACCCTACAGGTGTTTTGGCTACACGGGCGCTAGTATTTATTATGCTAGTGCCTATTTTATTAGTGGTGTTTGAGTACATTATGGTGTTCATTCAAGGGTATGTATCTGATGACATGAACAAACTGATTAATGTAGGGATTAACATTATAGATCATATATTCATTCCGTCAGTATTAACCGCATTAGTTGGTTTCCTTGCCTTATGGATAGATAAGGACGGAAATGGTATTCCAGACAAATTGGAAGAACAACCCAAATTACAACCATTACCAAACATGTCAGAAAGGAGTGATAAAAATGAAAAAGGGGTTTGATATTTCAGCATGGCAAGAGAATGAAAACGGAACACCTTATTATGATGAGTGTCATATGCAGCAAGCCAAAGAAGAAGGCAATGAATTTGTAATCATTAAATTAGGTGAAAACTATAACGTTGATGAATTCTTTGAGCAACATATAACTGCAGCATTAAGTGTAGGCCTTGAAGTTGGTGTCTATTATTTTAGTCATGCATACGATGAGGCAACAGCCGTTCAAGAGGCTGAATGGGTGATTAATACGCTCAATAGTTATGGATATACTGATTACCATTTGCAAGCTGGTATTTGGTATGACTACGAAGAACATCGCCAATTACGTAATATGATTAATGCAGGAGTATTAACAAGCCAAGGAATGACGAATTGCATTAGTCGGTTCGTAAATACTTTGTGGAGTGCTGGATTTCAAAATGTAGGTATATATAGTGGATATTCCTTATTGTGGGATGAAACATATGCATATAGTCAAATGCCAAGCGTTCCTGTATGGTGTGCACAATATGATTCGCAGTGTGATTATCCAAATATCAGAATATGGCAATATAGCGATTGCGGAATGGTAGCTGACAAAGAAGTAGATGTCAACTATATGTATGATTAGGGGGAAGTATGAATGACAAAATCAAAAACTTTATTTACGCTCATTACATCGCTATTCCTGTTTGTATTGTCCTTTGTATCATTGCCTGTATATGGTTCTACGCCGACAGAGCAAGTAATATTGACACGACAGGAATACAACGAGCTACTGATGAAGTTCGAAACGCTCAACAATACAATCAACGAGCAGTTGAAGATAATAGACGAGTTAGAACAGCAATTGAACGTAGCACAGATGTCAACGAGCGAATCGAAACAAGAATTAATAGAATCGATGAACTTAATCAAAGAACAAAGGGAGCAATTACTAATAGCCAAGAACACATTAGAGCAGCAAGAGAAAACGCTATCAATGCAAAACGAATCATTGGCGAAGGTGAACGCATACTTAGACATGCAGATGAGAGAACTCAAAAGAATCAAGATGCAACAAAGGAACAGTAAAATACTAAACATATTATTAGGCGGAACAGTTGTTTATTTAGTTGCAAAAAATTGAGGTGATCCAATAACGTGTAATGGTGGATACACGCAACTATCAACCAATGGTTTACAGTTGAGTAGTAAAGTAATAGTTTATAACTGAATAACATAACAAAAGCCTACTAGCTTAGATAATATCTAGGTTAGTAGGCTTTTTTTGTTGTTAAAATCAAAAGAAAATGCTTGACTTTATACTCGATATAGGGTATAATAATATTGTAAGGAGGTGATAATAGTGGACATAATAGAAAAGCTAACAAGTTTAGCAAATGCACTAACGCCACTGCTACTGGCACTAGCAATACTTAAACTTGTTAGCAAAGAGTAAAAGCGGGCGGGTGAAAGCCCCGCCACCTTTCAACATTATTGTAAATCAATGAGGTGAATTATGCAATATTTAGAATGGCTGATTAATATAGTAACTATTATTGTTTTGATACTAGTAATTAAACGTTTAGTTAGAGGGTGATGTAATTGAAATTTGAGTTAGATGATATTATGACTACACAAGAGGCTGCAGAACGGTGGAATGTTACAGCTGATGCATTAAAACAGAATTGTAGAGGGCGAGTGAAAAATGGTTTTAAAGAAGGTGAATTTAAAAAATCGGGGAAGATGTGGCTTGTAACAAGGCAAGGAATGGAACGATTGTATGGAAAAGAATCCTGTTTAGATCGTGTAACAGAAGATGCGTCAGAAGGTGATTAGCCCTTTAAATCTCTGCAAAGTTTGTAACGGTTGCTTAACCGTTGCTCAACCTAAAATTAAAGAAATGCAGTGATTATACGGATAGTCGTATGTTGTAAAATATCTCCGCTGAGTAATCACAAATTAAACGGCCCCTCATTGAGGGGCTTTTTATTTTGCCTAAATTTGCTTAACTTAGTATAATAGGACTATTAAGATATATATTATTAAAAGGGAGTATCACTTGTTTTATTTAATTGCAATTATTTGGCTTGTATTGGATCAAGCATCTAAATATTATGTGATGAACCATTTTGCTCTTGGCGAATCAATACCCGT